GCAGCGCGGGTGGATATTCGGCAGCTATGTCGAGCCGACGTCTGGCTATGGGAAGATCGAACCGAGAGGCTTCCACAAGGCTTGGATTATGAGAGAGGCATTCCAGCAGGGTGGATGGTTCACGGCGGTTCAGTGTCTCCCGGTAGACGAAAAGACGGTCGGACAGTTGACGCTCGCACAGGACGAAAACGGCAGAGACATCTACGAAGGCGACATCGTGGAGCACGGCGGCGTATTGTATGAGATCAAGTATATCGAGAAGTACATGCGCTTCGCTCCAACGAGGCCCGGCGTTGTCTTTGCCGGTTTTGCGTTTGACCACTGCAGGGTGGTCGGGAACATCCACGACAACCCGGAGTTGATGGAGGCGGCAGAATGAGCGTTCGGCGTCGGTTTCACGACTATGTGATGATTACGGTCTATTACCTCGGCTGGTTCGCGGTCGTGCTGCTGGTGATGGTCGCCGTCATGTTTGCCGCCTGCAAGATCGACCAATACGCCAGCCACACGCACCTCAATCGCGGATATGTGACGGAGAAGTTCGTGGACGGCGAGCACTACTGGTACAGCTCGTGGGTGTTCGGCGACATCTCCATCACGCGCAGGCACGGCGGCGAGAAGGCATATTGTATCACGGTTCAGGATGGCGATGCCATGGATTACTGGACGGTTTCTGAGGGCGAATGGAACAAGTTGAACATTGGAGATTACATAGGGAGGTAGAGCATGAAAGAGCACGTAGATCATCCGGCCCATTACCAGATGGGAGGCATAGAGGTCATTGACGCCATCGAGGCGTGGGGCTTCGGAGAGGGCTTCAATCGTGGTGACGCTATCAAGTACATCGCCCGCGCAGGCCGTAAGAACCCGGAGACGGAGATCGAAGACCTGCAAAAGGCCAAGTGGTACATTGACCGCGAACTCCGGCGCATGAGGAACATGGACGAGGATGCTCCCGACGAGCTTGGCGTCATGGAGAGGATTGCCGGTTATCTTGAGACATACGCAAAGGCGGCTGCGGTTGGCGACGGGACAAGCTGCGTATGCCTCACGGAGATCGTGCGCGAGGCGGTCGTGGCGCTTAATGCTTGCCGACAGATCGCGTGGGAACGCGACATCGCCCTTGAACAGCTTCACAGCATCGGCAAGGAGATGGGCGAGCAGATGGAGGACGTGAAGGCACTGCTTGGAGCCTTCGACGATGAGTGCGAGAGCTGCAGGATTTCGACCGACGACTGAGGAGGCGAACATCGTGGCCGATGTCAATGAGGTAATCACGTGGCTCGGATGCCTTATGACGAAACAACACAAGTGCGCCGGGTGTCCGTACAACCCGCACCCCGGCATGGACTGGGTGTATGGCTGCATGGCCGGGCAAGGAAAGATCGTTGAGGACGCGCGGAAACTACTGAAAGAGCAGGCTGAGTTCATCGTCTCCCTTGAAGGCACGATTGTGAAGCTCACGAATGCCATCAGCGAAACCGCACCGAGGCTGCTCACGATGGAAGAAGCGGCTGATGCGGAAATATGCTGGATTGAAGTGCGAAGCAGGAGAGGCGCGGAGCCCGGCAAGGTGCGGATTTATAGGGCCGATGATTATTCGGCGTTCATCAACCGACTGCTCCCGTATGTCAACGAGAATATGCCGCAGCACGAGTACGGAGAACACTGGCGCTGCTGGTCTCGGCGTCCGACCGAAAAGCAGATGAGGGAGGCTAAGTGGAATGAGTGATTTTTTGAGATTTGTAAACGATCTCTCAAAGCGATTCCCGATTCATGTGGAGATTTACTACAGCAAGATCATGGATTGGTGCATACGAATCGCGAGGCTCGGCTGCGCATCCGACTACCCGGACAGCCCGCACGACGGAGACGACGCCGTTTTGTGCAACGTTCAGGACTTGGACATGGAGCTTGCGTTTGCGAAAGCGCATGTTGAACTCAAGGAATGGCTGTCAGAATATGACGGCGGCTATTAGGAGGACACAAAATGGACATCAAGCCTTGCCCGTTCTGCGGAGGGCGGGCCGTGTTGGAAAAGGCACACAGAGCCTTTATTGATGCAAAGACGGCGAGAGTCGCGTTCGTGCGCTGCACGGTCTGCAACGCGCGGTCTGGACGCGAGAAGCTGTCGGATTACGGACACACCGCGACATCGAACGAAGCGAACATGAAGGTTATCGCTGCATGGAACAGGAGGGTGAACGATGGCGATCAAACCAGTCGAATCTATGCCGGGAGCGCCGGAAGACGTTTTCAAGGTGGCCCGGAAGCAGGTGCTTGACGACATCCTGCAGATCATTCGTGAGAGAATACCTCTTTGCGAAATCACGATCAAGCACTATTCAGAGAACTACTGCCGAAGCATCATCAAGGAGGCAATTCGCAAGGCATGCGACAGGTATAACGACACCCGAACCATACAGACACCGCTACACGTCTACCCGGATATGTTTGACGTTTCCCGCCGAAGGGGCGACGACGGCAAATATCACTGGTACATCAAGTTCAAAACACATCAAGAGGAGGACGAATGATGGGAGCGATCAAGTACACGCTCAAGATTGATGGCGTGGTGGCGGCAGAACACATGGAGCTGGAAACGGCCTGCATTCTCCTTGAGGCGCTGTTCCAGAAGTATTTCAAGCAGGCCGGGTGTGGCGGTCTTGAAGTGAGCATCGCATCCGAACCACTGTGGGGGGACATAGAAGAACATGAAAATTGATCGCAGTGAACTGATCGCCCAGCTTCGGAAGATTCCGAACTTCCGCGACGAGGAGAATGACGCGCTTGTATCGCTGCGCGATGTGTGCACCATCATTGACCAGCTTCCTGACGCTGAGATTCACGCGGTCTGGGAAGATAAATCCTACGACTGCACAGCGAGCCACTTTGCGGTTCAGTGTTCAAACTGCTGCCACCGCATGTGGATTCCCCACGGCTCAACGCCGAAAAGTCAGCAAATGAACTACTGCGACGTTTGCGGCGCGAAGATGGACGGACACGAGAGGTGATACCATGTCGGATATAAAGGCGACTGTTGAGGGGTTGAACACCTGCGGCAGGAAATTGCCATGCCATCTATGTCCCTATCAGGAACATCGGAGCGACGGGAAATGCCGCGATATGCTTTATGCAGACTGCGGCGCGGCAATCTACAGCGACGGGTCGGATGCGCCGATAACATCCCACAGTGAAAGGGACATCCTTGACGCCTGCGTTGAGCTGATGCAGGGCATGGCCGACGAATTCATGGAGTATCTGGAATACGTCGGCTATGAACCGGAGGAATACGAGAAGCAACCGTTCTGCAACAAGACCTACTTCGAGATTGTCCAGCGGCTTTTCCTCTGGAACACCAACCATTCCGGCGGCACAAGCACAATGAAGAAGTGCAAGGCACTGGGCGTAGACAGCGGCGCGAGCGTGGCCTACAGCCCGTGGACGACACGGGAGGAATGCGAAAAGGAGGAAGATTAAGAATGACAACGGTGCTGGCCTGTCTTTTGATTCTTGTGTCTGCCCTGAACATATGGCTGCGGCATTCCGAGAATGCAGCCCAAGAGGCATTTTACAAAAGACGCGAGAAGCTGCTGAGAGTTGTGGAAAAGCACATCAACACTGGTTCGGTCGTTGAGATGCCGGTCTACGGTTCCAGCAAGATCATCGATTGTGAGACCGGCAAGGAAGAGCTCAAGTTCACTGAGATTACATGCAAAGGGTATTGGCGCGATATCTTCATCACGCTTGATGGAGAGAAGGTCACGGTTTTTAAGTGGCAAGAGCCGGAAAGGAGAAGAGACCGTGAGTAAATGGGGCTGGCCGCAGATCGTGATTGCTGCGCTGCTTGCGCTCAATCTCTACAACGAGCTGCTCCTTCATGGACAGCCGGAAACTGGCAAGCATAACTTCTGGCCCATGCTGTTCGCCGTTGCGTTCGAGATCATCGTCCTCAAGGCCGGAGGATTCTTTTAGGAGGAAGCATGAACATCGTTTTTAAGCTGGTCATTCTGTTATGCATGGTCTTTTGTCACATCACAGACGACTACTACCTGCAAGGCATTCTGTCCCAGATGAAACAGCGCAAGTGGTGGGAAAAGAACGCTCCGCATCCGATGTACCGAAACGACTACAAGATGGCACTTTTCGAGCATGCTTTCAGTTGGTCGTTCACGGTGACTGTGCCACTTCTGGTTACTGCCATGTGCACGGCCAACATCACACTGATGTGCTTCATATTAGGCTCGTACATCGTCAATACGATAATCCACGCGCTCATCGACGACTTGAAGGCCAACCAGTTGAAGATCAGCCTCGTCCTCGACCAGACGATTCACTTTATCCAGATTCTTGCTACTTGGGGATTGGCGATCTTCGTCATGTAGAAAGGAGCACACATGGACAATAAGCCGCCTCTCGGCGTGATGCCGAAGTATGTGCACGACCAGCACCGCCTTTCAGACCTTTTCCAAGCAGTTTTGCGATACATGACGAGCGGCAGCAAGATTCCGCAGGAATGGATTGAAGAGATCAACGAACTGCTCACTCGCTATGCAAAGGAGTGATACCGATGGCAAAAGTCAAGTGGCTCCACCTGCCATGCCACGTCTGCGGCGAGGAGCTGAACACATGGGATATGCGCATAAGCCACGCCCTCGGTTATGAACACATCACGTGCGAAAAGTGCGTGGCGAAGGAATACGACAAGAGCGTCGAAGAAGTGCGCTCGATCATGGAGGAACACTTCGGACTAAAGCCATGTCAGGGTTTATGATGCAGACCACCGTGCCGACGCCGGGCACGAATAAGCTGACCGAGCGGCTTCTGGCGCAGGGCGTCAAGCTGGAAGATCACAAAACG